GCGTATTCCACGTAACACCGTTATTCGTACTCGTTCTAAGAGTTCCACCTGTGCCACCCGCTACCCAAACGCCATTCCCATAAGCAACTGAGTTGATACCAGAAGCTCCAAAATTACTTGTTTGCGTATTCCACGTAACACCGTTATTCGTACTCGTTCTAAGAGTTCCACCTGTGCCACCCGCTACCCACACGGCATTGGCATAAGCAACTGAGTTGATATTAAGAGCTCCAAAGTTACTTGTTTGCGTATTCCATGTAACCGCGTCGTTCGTACTCGTTCTCAGCGCTCCGCCTGCGCCACCAGCTACCCATACTCCGTTCCCATAAGCAACTGTGTTGATAACAGAACTTCCAAAGTTACTTGTTTGCGTATTCCAGTTTATAGCTTTTCCAGAAACAACAGTTGATTTTTTTATAGAGGTAAGTGGTCTATTTAGTGAGGTTAGCCTAGAGTCAGGTTGAAAACCATTAAGAAAATAACGGATTGTTTCACCATCTGTGTTTTGTAAAACAGCAGGGTTATAATCGCCATTGACTACACCGTCTTTAGCGTTACCTTTTTCCCTACCGTAGTTCACCTAGAGCTCCTTTTATTTTATTTAGAAGTCTCCGCCGAATGCTGCTACTGTAAATCCTTCTGCGTTGTTAGTTGTGGCACGAAGCGAGTGCCCTGAAGGAAGCATAAAGTTGTTAAAAGTCAAGACTGAAGTAAACGTGGCTACCGTCACTGAAGGTGTAATCGCGGTGACTAAAACCTCCTGAGTTAGGAAGTATGTTGTTCCATCATAGATCCATAAGCGTACTACGCCAGAAGTTGTCGCACCTGTAGCTGTAATATCAATCTCGTCAATACGACTCCCAGATGCGCCTGCGGTGAAGACGGTGACTACGTTAGTAGGTGTACCTGTGCGCGCGGTCTCGGCAGTAGAAAGTGTGCCTAGACCACATCTAACGGTAGATGCAAATTGCGGTGTTGTTGCCATATTTTATTTTCCTTTTCCTAGTTATCTGAAGAACATACTTGAGAATACGGGGTCTGTTGTGCCTGTCGCGCCAGTAGAACCAGTAGCACCAGTTAAGCCTGTAGCACCGGTAAGACCAGTTGCGCCAGTTACACCAGTTACGCCAGTAGCACCAGTTAAGCCTTGCGCACCTGTAACGCCGGTTAGTCCTGTCGCACCAGTCGCGCCAGTTTCTCCAGCGCCTGTTGCACCTGTTGCACCAGTTAATCCTGTAGAGCCAGTTGCTCCAGTTGCTCCTGTTGCTCCCGTTAAGCCTGTAAGGCCGGTGTTTCCTTGTGCACCGACGTCACCTGTTCGCGCGAACGTAATAAGAACGTCTTCGCTGTTTGCCAGTGTTCCCGAGCCGGAGACATACGCGCAAGAGACGGTGAACCAGCCGGTGTTATCGGTTAGCGAGCTAATCGTGTACAACGCAAAGATGCTTGCATCAGACTTCTTAGAGATCTTAAAGTGACCCTTAATTGTTGACGTTGAATCATCAATGGTCTGAAGGAAGGACGACATGTCTACCGACGCGTCATCTAGTGCGTCAATGTACATTGCGCTCGCAGAAGCAAGTGTTGCGTTGTTAAATCGAACTACACCAGTGCCTGGATCTGAGTTTGTAGTCGTAGTACTGTATGTGTAGTCTAATGTTATGCCGCCAAAGCTACCAGCAGGACCAGTCATACCTGTTGCACCGGTAAGACCTGTCGCGCCAGTTAAGCCTGTTGCACCAGTTAAGCCAGTTGCTCCAGCCGCTCCAGTATTTCCAACAGCGCCAGTCTCACCGACTGCGCCAGTCATGCCTGTTAAACCAGTTAAGCCTGTTGCGCCTGTAGCGCCAGTCAATCCAGTAGCGCCCGCTGCGCCAGTCATGCCTGTTAAGCCAGTCGCACCAGTTAAACCTGTTAGACCAGTTGCTCCGTTGTTTCCTTTAGCAGAAACCAGATCCCAGCGAATAGATGCGCCTGGGATGTGAGAGCCAGATTCTCCAATAGGAATAGCTGTATTGCAATAATAAGTGCTTCCGTTGTATTGAACGGTGTCGCCGATGGCGTAGCCAACGAAGTCCCAGGCAGCTCTCCAGTTGATACCTGTAACGCCAGTTAAACCTGTTGCACCAGTATTTCCTTGCGGGCCGGTTGGTCCCGTCGCGCCGGTAGGCGCGAAGTCACGGACAACCTTCCATACGGAGCCGTCCCACCTCCAGGTGGTTGAGCCGGACGTAAATGAATCATTTACGCTCGGCGTGTTAGGAAAATCAATAGGCATGTGACTCTCTCATTGCTGCAAAGGTATAGGCATACTATACTACAAATCTCGATGTTTATCTTAAAAACGAGTATAAAAAACTGCCCGCTCTTCCGGAGAAGAACGGGCAGTTTTCCGTTAAGAAGGGGTTATGCGGAAAGGTCTCCGACGATTACCCATGTATCAGTTGCACGCTTGATCAACGTCGCTGAAGACCACTGAGCGCGAAGCTTAGTGCCTGGAGTTCCGTTGAGTGTCACGCCCGCGCCGCCGACAGTTACCTGTCCAGCGCCTGTCTGCAATAGGTTAACCTGTGCACCAGCGACGAAGCCTGCGACGGCTGCGTTTGTTGGGATGGTTAGCGTAATTGCTGACGCGTTATTAAGCTCTACGAGCTTGTTAACGTCTGATACCGCGAGTGTGTAAGTTGTGCCTGTTTGTGCGTTCTGTACGAGTGTTAGACTTGCGTCTGAACCAGTCGCACCTGTTGCACCAGTTGCTCCGTTTGCACCTGTCGCACCAGCTGCGCCAGCGTCACCAGTACGTGCAAACGTAATGGTTGTTGACTCTGCTGCTGAGAACGATGTTGCACCTGATACGTAGGAAACAGCTACCTTGTAATAATCCGAGCTTACGATACTGTTGTTTGTGATTGTAAACAACGCAAAGTCGTTCGAGTTAGCGATATTTGTTACCTTCATGTGGCCCTTGATTGGGCTTGTTGAATCATCAATAGTTGTTAGGAAGCCTGAGATGTCTGATGCATCTGCGTCTGCCTTATTGATGTACATCAATGTTGCTGATGATAACGTCGCGTTGTTGAACTTGAAGTTACCTGCACCTGGATCTGAATCTGCGGTGTTTGTACCGAATGAGTACTTGAATGTTGCACCGCCGAAGTTACCCTGAGCACCTGTCGGACCAGTTACACCGGTTAGACCAGTGTTACCTGTAGGTCCGATGTTTCCGCCCACGGCCTCAACCCAGAATCCGTCAAAGTATACAAATACTAGACCGGACGCAGAGTCAAACCAAGCATCGCCTACCTGAGGAGAAGCTGGAGGTGTTGCATCTACTGTTGCGAATGTACCCTGAGCACCAGTTACACCAGTAAGACCAGTAGCACCTGTAAGACCAGTAGCACCTGTTGCACCAGTTAGACCGGTTAGACCAGTCGCACCTGTCGCACCAGTTACACCGGTAAGACCAGTAGCACCAGTTAAACCAGTAGCACCAGTAAGACCAGTTTCGCCTTGCGCACCTGTCATACCAGTTAAGCCTGTTGCACCGGTTAGACCAGTAGCACCAGTTAAGCCTGTTTCACCTTGAGCACCAGTTACACCAGTAAGACCGGTTGCACCTGTTGCGCCAGTTAAGCCTGTGGCACCTGTTGCACCGGTAAGACCAGTAGCACCAGTGTTACCTTGAGCACCAGCATCGCCTGTACGTGCAAAGGTGATGATAACATCAGCAGAGTTGCTGAATGATGTTACTGAACCTGAGACGTATGAAGATGCTACCTGGAAGTAGCCACTTTCTTCTGTAACACCGCTGATTGTGAACAACGCGAATGTATTGGAATCTTCCTTTAGGGAAATACGGAAGTGGCCCTTGATTGTTGATGTAGAGTCATCGATTGTGCGAAGCATCGCCTGAACGTCTGCTGTTGAATCGTCAAGATCATCAATAGATAATGTTGAAGCAGATGTTAGGTTAGCGTTGTTAAACTTAAGCTTTCCAGATCCTGGATCTGAAATTGTGGTGTTAGTGTCAAATGTGTAATCTAGGGTGATACCACCAAAGTTACCTTGAGCACCAGTAGCACCAGTAGCACCAGTTGCACCAGTTAGACCAGTTGCACCAGTTAGACCAGTTGCACCAGTTAAACCTGTTGCACCAGTTAAACCTGTTGCACCAGTTAAACCTGTTTCACCTTGTGCACCAGTCATACCGGTTAGACCAGTTGCACCAGTTAATCCTGTTGCTCCTGTTAAACCTGTTAAACCTTGTGCACCTGTCATACCGGTTAGGCCGGTTGCGCCTGTTAAACCTGTATTTCCTTGAGCGCCTGTAGCGCCTGTTTCTCCTTGTGCGCCTGTGTTACCATTTGCACCAGTTACACCGGTAAGACCAGTAGCGCCGGTTAAACCGGTTGCTCCTGTCTGACCAACTGCACCGGTTGGGCCGGTCGCGCCTGTTGCACCTGTAGGTGCAAAGTCACGAACTACCAGCCAAACAGTACCGTTCCAGCGCCAAGTTGTCGAACCTGATGTAAACGTCTGATTTACGGACGGTGCATTAGGAAAGTCAATGGCCATATATGCTTTCTCATTTCACTCGAGTTTTTGTTAGGGAACAGAGAGGTTCCCTAAGGATATTCTATATTAGATAAATTAAATTGACTTAGTGGTAAAAGTAAGAATTTTTACACTAACCAATTATAAGTATTGTTCCAGCCATCGAGGAGTGATACTGACAGACATAGTACAAGGTATTTGGTGCGCCTGCAGCAACTGTAAAGGTAATTCCTCCTACAGCGGCGCCGTTATTGGTCAATCCTGTGCTATAGATGTTACCTGAGCTATACGCTCCTGACACAGTCTGAATCCAAAAAGGGTGTCCTGAGGCATTTACTGTGAAAAAGTAGGTTTGGCCTCTTACCAACGTCAAGGTTGGGTTACTTGCACCGTCAATTGTGTAGGCGCTAGCTCCTGAGTTTGTTACCTGGAAGTTGTCAACTATCGAGACTCCGGTAGCTCCAGTCGCACCCGCCGGCCCTTGCTCGCCTAACGCACTGCTCGAAGCTTCCAGCCAAAAATTATCATAGTAGATAAAGAACGTTCCACTTGATGGATCAAACCACGCATCGCCGGTTTCAGCTCCTGTTGGCGGAGTACCTTCGTTTGTTGAAAAGATCGCATCTGCACCGGTTGGTCCGGTAGGACCAGTTGCTCCAGTTAAACCAGTAGCACCAGTTAAACCGGTCGCGCCAGTATTACCAACTGCTCCGGTTGCGCCGGTGTTACCAGTCGCACCAGTTGCTCCAGTTACACCGGTTAAACCAGTTAAACCCGTTGCTCCAATCGCACCAGTTGAGCCATCAACACCAGTTAAGCCTGTAGCTCCAGTGACACCAGTATTTCCAGCTACACCGGTTGCGCCTGTTGCACCAGTAGCACCAGTTGAACCCGTAGCTCCGTCTAGTCCAGTTGCGCCAGTGACTCCAGTATTTCCAACTGCACCAGTATTACCAGTTGCTCCAGTAGCTCCTGTGCTACCAGTTAAACCTGTTACACCTGTCGCACCGTTTGCGCCAGCTGGCCCAACTATTTGCCCTGCACTACTCCACGAGGATCCACCCCAGATATAAAGATCACCATCTGCATCAACGATATACGCATCATTAACAGCATTACCTGTCGCAGGTAAGTTAACAACTGCCGCAACGCTTCCGCGCACATTTATCGAGGTACCTTGCGCGCCGGTTGCACCTGTTGCACCGGTTGCTCCTGTTAAACCAGTAGCACCAGTTAATCCTGTAGCTCCAGTTAAACCAGTCGCACCAGTAGTTCCAAACCCTGCAGGCAGTTGAGCAATAGGAACCTTGCCATCAAGATCAAGTGATGCTACGCCAGAGGCTTGGCCTTTTTGTGTTAGTGGGATGTAGTCAGCAAGAGATCCAGTGCTGCCAACTGAGTCAAGTTGCTCGCGATATGTTTCCGCGATGATACTTGCAGACAGAGACTCGTCAAGTCCTTGTTGCGTAAATGAAGGCTGCTCTGGTAAAAGAAGATTATCTGTAACTGCAAGAATTGCGCCCACGCCGCCAGGAGGTTCAATTGCAGTTCCTGCAGCATCCCAAGAAACGGTAAGTGTTACTGGGTTAGAAGCTACGCTGTTAAGTGTGGTAATTTCATATCGAATAGAACCTGCTGTGTTATCATACAGATAGACTCTTTGACCAATCGCGATATCACTTGGCCCATATAAACCAGATTCATCGGTGAAATTTCCAGAGATGGTGTAGACGCCTGCTGATACTTCAGCTACGTATGTTACCGTAAAGCGACCGGATAGCGGTTTTGTCATTTACTATCCTCCCTTACGCGAAGTTAAATCTGATAGTTCTGTTGGCTGCCGGCAGTGAAATAGAAACTTGATCATTTCCACTTAGTGATGCAAGACTCAAGTTAGGAGCTGTCTGTGCATTGGTGTCTTCACGCCAACCAAAAATCATAGGCGGATATCTGTCTGCGGCTGAAGAGTTAAGCCCAACTGCCGCGTAGTTAAAAATGACAGGTGAAGTTACAGAAGAAGGAAGTCTCATCATGCCACCAAGTAAAGTTACACCGCCACCGGTAGGCGCGTATAGCGTAACAGTCGAGGTGACGCGCGCCATGTTGTATCCACGCGAGTAAACTCCAGTTGTACCACTGCTTGTGCCTGTGTTAGCAACAGTAACGGTAAATGTATTTGTATCGGTAACCGTGACAGTCAGTGACTGTGCGGCAGCAACATTTGTATCACGAAGAATAATACGGTCACCGGTTGTTAGTCCGTGAGACGGAGAGGTAACTGTTAAGGTAGTAGTAGAACGACTCCATGTAAGAGCTGATTTTTGATTGACGTCATAAGACTGTAGATAAAATTCTTCGCCGCTTGTTGTCTGCACTTGATAGCGCTCGATGTACATTGATGAACCAGCACCTGCAGGACCAGTTGCACCAGTTGCACCAGTAACACCTGCACCAGTTACGCCAGTTACACCGGTAGATCCTGTTGCGCCAACTGCGCCAGTTGCGCCCGTTAAACCGGTTGCACCCGTTAATCCAGTCGCACCGGTATTTCCAACCGCACCAGTTTCACCAGCTCCTGTCGCCCCCGTCGCGCCAACAGCTCCGGTAACACCTGTATTTCCTGTAACACCTGTTGCACCAGTTTCACCAGCGCCTGTCGCACCGGTCGCACCGGTAACGCCTGTATTTCCAACTGCGCCTGTTGCACCAGTATTGCCAACTGCACCAGTATTACCAGTTACACTTGCGCCTGTTGCACCTGTCGCGCCAGTTAAACCAGTTGCGCCTGTTAAACCCGTTGCTCCAGTCTGTCCAGCGCCGGTTGCTCCGGTTGCTCCTGTAACACCAGTTAAACCTGTTGCACCAGTTAAACCAGTATTACCAGTTACACTCGCACCAGTCGCTCCAGTTGCTCCTGTTACACCGGTTAGACCAGTTGCTCCAGTCGCTCCCGTTAAACCTGTGTTACCAGTTACACTTGCACCAGTAGCGCCAGTATTACCAACCGCACCAGTTGCTCCTGTTTCGCCAACTGCGCCTGTTGCACCAGTCGTACCTGCACCCGTTACACCGGTTGCACCAACTGCACCGGTCGCACCGACCGCACCAGTTGCTCCTGTTGTGCCAGCACCAGTTACACCTGTTGCTCCGTTAGCACCAGTTGCTCCTGTATTTCCAGCTAAACCTGTTGCACCGGTTTGTCCTGCACCAGTTGCTCCAGTAACACCCGTGTTACCGACAGCGCCAGTAGATCCAGTATTACCGGTTGCGCCAGTCTGTCCTGCGCCTGTTGCACCGGTAGCGCCCGTTGCTCCGTTAGCTCCAGCAGGTCCAACAATTTGACCTACACTTGTCCAGGCAGAGCCGCTCCAAACATACAAATCTCCATCAGCGTCTACTATATAAGCGTCGTTTACTGTGTTGCCAGAAGCTGGAAGATTTGCAACTAGTGCAACGCTTCCCTTAAATGTTATTGATACGCCTTGCGCACCAGTTGCGCCCGTTGCTCCAGTTGAGCCTGTTCTACCGGTCGCACCTGTTGCTCCGGTTAAACCAGTCTGTCCAGTCGCGCCAGCTCCTGGACCAGTTGCGCCAGCAGGACCAGTCGCGCCAGTCGCGCCTGCGCCTGTTGCTCCGGTAGCGCCAGTTGCACCAGCAGGACCAATAGGTCCGCGAGCAGTAGTAGCAGAAGATACTGTGTACCCAGTTGACGTTGGGACTAGACGGGCAATCTGTGTAAATAGATCAATGTCCGAGCCGTTGCCGATAGGGAGGAAGACTCTTACGTTTACGGATTTAACACCGTTGATTCGAATAGCAACTTCGTACGCCCAACCTGCTGGAGAAACAAGCGGGTTGTCGGTAGTCGGAAGCTCTAGTGAAAACGAGCCGGTGCCGTCTAGCGATACTGTAGTTGCGCCACTTAAGACAACGGCATTGTCGGTATCAGTTATAGTAGACGTCGGCGTGAACGAAATCGTTCCTACGCCTGCGATGCCTCTTGATGAGATGTACGTGCCTATGACGGTACGCGTTACAACGTCCTCAGACCAGCTTGGCACAGAAGCTCCGTTCCTAAAAACTTAACGTACCTATATCTCTCAGAACATCACAGAGACAATAATAGGAGACAGGTACATACTACCAAATAAATAAAATCTTTACTTGGATATTTTATTATTTATTGGCTGGAATTACGCTAACATCAAGCCTTGGATCGTGATCTTTACCTACGACCATGGTCAATATACCGGGGTTAGACTCTAGGCCACGTCGGTCTCTAAACCATGCGGAGCCTGGGTCAACCGTGGGACATTGCGCCCAAAATCTTCCGCCAACATCCATAGATCTAAAGTTGTGGAAGTGTCCTGATAACCAAACATCACATCCGCCGAGAGCAGTTTGACCCGCCGCCTGCTCTGACAGATACTTAGTAACATCTCTTCCACTTTGGTGCCCGTGAAATAATCCAATCATCGTTCCGCATACCTCAACGGCAAGTGTTTGATGATCTTTTGCAGGGAACCTAAACTCTACATGTGATAACGCGCTACTTTCCGCGCAAATTGACTGTGCCACGTTTGCGATGTGAGTGTTCCATCCTTCAGATGGATCAAGCGCAACCTGGCGACTAACCTCATCGTGGTTACCGTTTACTACCGCAACTACAACGCGGTCTACCAATGGAGCAAACGCCTTGATTTGTACCATAAGCAGACCTATACCCACGCGTATCTGTTCGGTAAGACCCATGTCCGAGGCAGAGTGACTTTGTAGACGCCCGCCTTGAGAAACGTTTCCTTCAACGTGATCTCCTAGGAGCGCGATGACAACAGTGCCTATATCTCTTCCAACTTTTCTCAGGTCATGTAAACGATGAACCGCGCCTTCAGTTGCTGTTTGAATGCGCTCTACAGTCTCCTTGGTGCCCTCTCCGTTAGCTTTCTTACCTAGTTGCTGGTCGCTAGGCGCAAAAATAAAGGCAAGGTCTCCTGTTGTCACGGGAGGCTTCTTGCCGGGCTTCCAGTTTTGCATACTCTTCATTAGATCTTTTACGTCTAGGTCTAACTCTGTTTGAGACGATATTGGAACGATGTTAATTCTTTGTGATTCTAAAAGCTCGCCGTCGTATCTTTGCCAACGCGATTTTCTTACCGACGTAATTGCCCAGTGCTCTGGGTTAAGGTCAAATTCTATTAGTAACTCTCTTGCGTCAGGAATATCGGAGATAGGGCGCGGTATCGAGACTACATAACCGCCGTCATCTCCTACGTCCATACGCGGACGCCATGCCTCATCGGGTGCGCTGTTCTTAGTCTTGAAGTCAGAGCCTGAGCGCCCCGGAACCGAGAGCTTATCAAATAGCGTCATTATGCGCTAATCTTAGGATTAGATCCAAAGCACCGACATGCGCCTCGGCGATGTTTTGTCACCGCAGAGTCTCCAACGTCTAAGCCTTCTTCTCGCAAAGCTGAGGCAATGGTTGTGTTAGGAAGACGACCTGGAGCTCCGTAAGGTACCTCAAGCACCTCGGCAAGTTTTGCCTTATCTTCCTTTGAAAGTTGTTCACCTGTCAGAAGGCTTCCGATCTTGCACGGCAGTCCTGCACCGATTCCTGAGGATTGAGATAAGCGTTCTGCAAGTGACATAGTACTCTCCAAGTTATTGTCTACATGCTACTTAATGGCATCTCCAGTTAAGTGAACCATAAGCCACGGGCTAACAGTTAGGAAAATTGTAACAAGAAGTAAGCAAAAGTACTGCTTATTAGGCAAATAAAAAGTTAAATTAAAAGTATTCTTAACTGTGCTTTTAAGTGTACTTACTACAGGAATACAGTACAGAAGAGGGTAAAACTAGCGGTGAAGAAAACTGCTTCTATTAAGCGGTTGGAGCTTTCTTTTTACGGGTCTTTGTCATCTTAGGCTCGACTGGAGCGGGACCCTGGTGCATTTCAGGAAGAGAAAGTAGTTGAAGCAATACGTCCTTTATAAACTTAACTTCTACCGCTGTCTCTTTGGCAAGGGCTCCGTGGGCGTTCATCTGGTCCTTCATGGAGTTTCCGCCATTTTCCCAGAGTTGATATTCAACGCGGTCCATACGCTCGGACATCGTTCTTCCTTGTTCATCGACGCCGATGGCCGACTCTACGCGGTTGATGATCTTGTAGATCTTGTAGATGAAGGCTAGGAGAAATAAGCCTCCAGTTATAATTCCAACTATAGCGCCTACCTGCATCGATACTTGACTTAACAAGGTAGTTGCCCTTCGGTTGGGTATTAAAGATATATCAAATTATATATTAAGGATTAAGATATTAGTTGTTTCGGTTGTTTACTTCTAGGGCACATGCCCTTTATAGTCGCCAAGTAACAAAGATTTTAGATAAGTGATATGATAGCTCTTCTCTAGAAATGTAGAGCGTTTATATATAATTTGATTGGAGCTAACGACGCATAGATGCTAAAGCAGGGTAATCAAATATGAGCGCATGGGAATCAGCTGAGGGACGTTTAGGTCCTGCTGCAAGTTGGTATGCAACTCATAATTGGTCAATACTTCCTTGCTATGGAATCGTCGGAGGCCGCTGTACTTGTGGCGGCGCACACGTTGAGCCAAAAGATGTAGGCAAGCACCCATCGCTTCCAGAGTGGAACAAGTTTGCAACTACAGACGCTGCAACTGTTAACTCTTGGTGGGACAGAGATCCAAACATGAACATCGGTGTCATGTGTCGTTCAAGTGGATTTTTTGTAATTGATATTGATCCGCGCTCAGGTGGACCAGATTCATTTGAAAAGTTTGAAGCTTTAGTAGAAGGATTCCTGCCTCCAACAGTTGAGGCAATCACCGGTGAGTACACAATCGCAGGCGGAAAAGTTATGCGAGGACGCCACCTATTTTATAAGTGCGAAGAGTCTGAGCAGCTTGTTGGAAATCTTAAGAAAGCAAATCTTCCGGGCGTTGATATTAAACACAACGGATACGTTTTAATTACTCCGTCACGACACTTCTCTGGAGTTTGTTACGAGTGGGCACCAGGTCATGCGCCGTGGGAAATTGAAATGGCAACCGCACCTGAAGAGCTATTGCAGTCTCTTCGTAAAAAGAATAGTCGACGTGGCGGGACGAATCTTGGCGAAGGCGACTGGAGTTTCCTAGAGGATCTAGACTTCGCAGGCGAGCGTATCGACGTAGAGCGTTTGCTTGAAGAAGGAATTGAGGAAGGCTCGCGCGCGGTCGATATCTACTCGATGACGTGCGCCTTAGCAAATAAATTCCCTGTCAATACAGAAGCTGGAAAGCTTGCTGTTGAAACTATGATGATTCGCTTTAACGCCGAGAAGGTGCGGCCACCGCTTGAGCTTGAAGGTCAAGGCGGGTTGTTGATGCACGTTCGCAGAGCTATACAGTTTGTTATTGATAATCCAAAATCAGAGCGCATGTGGCCAGGATTACAGGAGTGGGCAAACAAGTCTCAAGACGAAACACGATCTAAGCCTTTAAAGCAACAAGAAATTAGAACAACTGAAAATTATTCACCGCAGGATACGTATAACGCACCAGGAACTATCGGCGGATCAATTACGCAGTCTATCTCAGATGGCGATTCAATTTCTGAGGCATCAAGTCTTATAAAGATGGATGTGCCTAAGGATGTTGACGCGGTTAACGAAAATGACGGCGGTGAACCTGGTAAGCGTACACTTACAGATACAGGAAATGGTCGTCGTCTTGTAGACGCATTTGGTCCTGCGATTCGTTATACTCCAGGACTTGGTTGGTTTCACTGGGACGGCGGATACTGGAAGCCTGACGTTGAAAATCTTGAACTACAGGAGTTAACAAAAAAGCTTGCACCGGTTATTGCATCTGAGGTAGTTAACTACGAAGACGCGGACAAGCAGGCAGAGTTAATGAAGTGGGCGTTACAGGCTAAGTCAAACTCACGCATCGCGGGTTGTATTGAAAACGCAACATCAGATCCTCGCGTGCAGGTTGAGGTTAACGCCTGGGATTCAGACGAAACATTACTTGGTGTTGCAAACGGAGTTATTGATCTACGCACAGGAGAGTTACTTAAGGGACGTCCTGATTTATTTATTACACGCCGCGCACCTGTTGCATACACACCAGGAATGCGAAATGTTAAGTGGGAACAATTCTTAGACTTTGCAACGTCAGGTGATAAAGAACTACAGGATTGGCTGCAACGCGCAGCTGGATACTCACTAACTGGTCTGCGTACATATGACGTAATGTTTTTGATCTACGGCCCTGCTGGCTCAGGTAAGAACACATTAGTTGAAGCTTTAGTAAAGTGCATGGGTACGCAGCAATACGCCTGGCCTTTAGACTCTTCTATTCTTGCACAAGGTGACGGTCAAGCAAACGGATCAGATCTTTATCACTGGGCCGAGCTACGCGGACGCAGATTAGTATGGGTTGATGAGTTGCCAGAGTCTGAAAGACTTAAGGAAAACTCAGTTAAGAAGTTAACAGGCTCTTCTGAAATCTCCGCTCGTTCACCTGGTGAGAAGCCATTTACGTTTTCATCGCGCGCAAAGCTTTGGGTCACAACAAACCACCGTCCTATCATTAACGACGATGCGATGTGGCGTCGTATTCGCCCAGTGCCTCTCACGAACGTTCCTGAAAATCCAGACCCAGACCTAAAGCACTACATCTTTGATCCTGAAGGAGCCCTTCCAGCGGTTCTATCCTGGGCAGTTGAGGGCGCGATTAAACTGCTTGGATCTTCCGCACGCGACGCGTTAGGTACGTGTAAGGTTGTAACCGAGGCGTCTGAAATCTACAGAAAGAACGAAGACCGTATTGGTATTTTCTTAAACGAAGAGACAAAGGAGTCTGAAGGAACGGTAGTTCCTGTTAAGGCTTTGTACTCTGTCTATCGCGCGTGGTCCGAAGAGCGCGGTGAAAGACCAATGACACAGATTGCATTCCAGCGTAAAATATCAGATCGTGGAATGACTGTAGTCGGTCTTGGTTCAAAAGCTGAAATTCAAGGACGTGTACTTGTTCCACGCGCTGTACAAACAGGCGAGGTCGACTGGGGTCTTGCTTCACGCTACTCTCGCGGTTAGGAACTAATATGCGCAAGCATAACACAACTAAAACAGCTTTGCCTCTAGTGCTTTTTATTATCATAGCAAACTCCACTGGAGCGTTTGCTGCGGATAAGCCAACAACGTTTGCAACAGTAGACGCTGGAATTAAAGCGTTAAAGGTTGCGCCAGACGTTCGTGAAGGATACGCGCGCTCACAATTTAAGCACTGGTCAGATCTTGATAAGAACGGTTGTAGCACACGCAACGACGTAATCATCCAGGAGGCTCTTGTTAAGCCTAAGGTTGATAAAGGTTGCAAGATCGTAAAAGATACAGGCAAGTGGTACTCTGCATATGACGGATTAACAGTTACAAATTTTTCGGCGCTAGACGTTGACCACATGGTTCCGTTAGCTGAGGCTTGGGATTCAGGCGCTAGCAAGTGGGACGTTGATAGACGTCAGGTATACGCAAATGACATGGGAGACGTTAACGCGTTAATTGCTGTCACCGCAGCGACTAATCGTTCAAAGTCAGATCAGGATCCAGCAGAGTGGATGCCTGCAAAGGACGTTTGCACATATGTTAAAAATTGGGTTCACGTAAAACTACGTTGGTCACTTACAGTTGACGACAAAGAGCTTAAGGCAATTAAAGATGCAAACGCAAAATGCCCTAAGGCAAAAATATCAGTAGTAATCGTTAAGTAAATAACAGAGAGGAAATACTATGTGCGCAACATGCGGATGTAAGAAATCAAAGCCAAAGCCTTCAAAGCCTAAGGGAGGCAAATAAAAATGGCAGCAGCACAAGGAACGGCTGCGCGACTCATTGAAGTTGCACTAGCTGAAGTAGGGACAGTAGAGGGGCCCAAAGACAACGAAACTCGATACGGTGCCTTCACAAAAGCGAACTTCTTGCCGTGGTGTGGAAGTTTTTGCATGTGGGTAGCAAACGCTGCTGGTGTAAAGATTCCTAACACCGTTTCAACAGTTGCAGGCGCAGATGCTTTCAAGAAGCAAAAGCGTTGGTACGATAACGACGGAGTAAATACTCCACAACCTGGCGACATCGTTTACTTTGACTTTCCAGGAGACGGCGTAGACCGCATCTCGCACGTCGGTATCGTCGTAAAGGATAACAAAGACGGCACAATGATTTGTATCGAGGGCAACACCTCAGGCAACGCTAAGGGTGATCAACGCAACGGTGGAGAAACCTGCAAGAAGGAGCGCGGTTATTTGAAGAACAACAAGAAGAAACTTGTTGTTGGTGTTGTCGGTTGGGGCCGTCCTGATTACGCTGGATCAGCAGCGGCGCCTGTTACTCCTAAGGTAGTAAAGGAAAAGGATACAACTGGTAAAGTTTATCCTGGCGAGACAATCGACCCAGGCGAGTCTGGTATTCACGTTAAGACTGTTCAAGCCGCGCTTGAGATTAAGCCAGCCGACGGACAATTTGGCCCAGTCACAAAGAAGGCTGTCATGGCCCATCAAAAGGCTAAGAAGCTACCTGTAACTGGCATCGTCGACGCAAAAACTTGGAAATCTATTACAGGATTGCCTGTAAAGTAGACCTTTTAGGTATATAGTAATACTAGTTTTTGGTGTCCGGGAGAGAACGCCTAAAACATAGAGAGCCGGATAGCGCGAGTAATCGCGCGTCCGGCTCTATCTTTTTAAGTTTATTGAACTTCTACCCAAGAGGTAGTTGCGTAACATATTAAGTAGGTACTATAAGAACAAATCCAGCTACTCCGCTTTCTATAGCACCAGACTTACCTCCCCGACCATAGGTTCCACCACCGTATCCTAATATAGCTGTTGCTGTACCATAGGAATTATTTCCAGCAGGACCACCACCGCCAGAATAAATGCTTCCACTACCCCCAGCGCCTGCTCCTGCTGTTGCCCAGTTTACAGTCGAGGCGTTATTTCCTGCACTACCTCCATTACCGCCTGTTCCACCATTTGAAATAAGTGTTGCATTAATAGTTCCACCTTGCTTGTATTGATAACTAGCACCACCGCCACCGCCACCGCCACCATTGGTACCCCCGTTTCCACCAAGTACTCTACTAGCGTTAGCGTTGGCTGGAACGGTAGAGCCGTTAAAATCTGGAGCATTAATTGTTCCACCATTTCCTTGGTTACCGCCAAAAGAATTTACAACACCTGAAACTCCTGAGCTTCCTCCAGCGTTTCCGTTTGGTGCTTTGCCCACTCCAGCTCCATTAGTTGAAACAGCATCAGCTCCAGTACTACCTGGAGTTCCTACTGTAATAGTGAGAGAACCAGAGTTTAAGGTACTACTAGCACTAGTAAATTGACCTCCACCTCCTCCTCCACCTATTGCTTGAAATGCACCCCACGTATTACTGTTGTTTTGTTGAACATATGCGTTACCGCCTCCGCCTCCTCCAGAACCTAGTACATATGCGGTGTAGTTAAACGGATAATAATTTGGTGTATAGGTTCCTGAAGCGCTAAAGAACGTAGGCGCTGGAACAGTTGGGGTAGCGCTATTTGATGCGCTTGACGCAGCAGATGTGCCGTTAGCATTCGTTGCGGTTACAGTAAATGTATACGCTGTTCCGTTGCTTAGTCCTGAAACTGTAATAGGTGAAGCGCCTGTTCCCGTAAATCCGCCAGGTGATGAAGTTGCTGTGAATACAGATACAGCCGCGCCACCATTAGCTCCTGCTGTATAGGCAACTGTTGCTGAAGCATTACCCGCTGTTGCAGAACCAATAGTAGGTGCCTGCGGAACTGTGGTTGCAGTAACACTGTTCGAGGCAGACGATGCCGCGCTCGTACCCGCGGCTGAGGTTGCAGTTACCGTAAAGGTATATGCAGTCGCTGACTGTAAACCTGCGACAGTTATAGGTGAGCTAGCACCTGTCCCAGTAAACCCACCTGGTGAACTAGTTACCGTGTAAGAAGTAATAGGTAGCTTACTAGAAGGCGCTGTGAATGTTACCGTTGCAGCGCCATTGTTATACGCACGCCCTGAGCCAACGTTAGTCGCTGTCCCGATAGTTGGTGCTACTGGTCTTGCTTTAGCACCTGAGGCGCTTGCTCCTAGAATTGGCATATGCTTATTCTATCTTACTTCGATTCTTCTGATTGTTGATCTAGCACATACTTAATACTAGAAGCAGACCATTTGCCGCCGTAGGCGGCTGGTATACTCTCCGCGTTGAGTTTTCTAGCTATACCGTTCATCGACTCGCCGGCTTCTCTTTCGGTGTAAATACGATTTAATACTGCTTCCGGGATTCTTTTCTTAGGGCCAAGATCTACGCCCCAAACTTTGCCTTGCGAGCGTCTATCAGAGTGAACGTCTTTCTGACGCTCGGAGATAATAGATCTTTCCATTTCAGCAAGAGCGGACATAATAGTCACAACGAAACGTGATTGATACGACGACGTATCAAGATTAAGATCAAGAAGAACTAGTCGCCAACCGTATTTTTGCGAATGGTCAATAATGGATAGAAAGTCTTGTGTCGAGCGAGATAGACGGTCTAGGCGGGTGACAAATAAGGCGTCTGCTTCTCCAGAAGCTAAGCGATTAAGCGTCTTCTTTAGCGCAGGTCGTCCAGATATAGACTTACCAGATCTACCTTCTTCTCTGACAAGCTCTGTCAGAGTGTAGCCTGCAAGCTCGGCTGCCTGCCTTAATGCACGTTCTTGTACATCTAAAGAAACACCATCTTGCACCTGCATAGACGTAGACACTCTAGCGTAAAGAAGAGCTAGCTGATCTTCTTGACTTTTTGTCTTTCTAAAAGAAGCAACATCTTCTACACTTTTCACTGTCTTTGCTTTTCTGCTTTCCCATGAACGCTTGGCGCCTGCTGATGCTTTAGAATTACCAGTAAGAGATTTACTAATTTTAGTTCTCATTTCTGCAGTAAGAGTCACTGCGCCGTCTTCCCCAGTCTCTGTGCAATTAAGGAGACTATGGCCATCTTTTTTCAGCTTACCTATATAGTACGTCTCTCTATCTACATAGTCCTCTACAGAAAGACTATCTTCTAATATAATATAAGTTGTATCTTCGTGCTTTCTCATCCAGCGGTGCACTGGAAGATCAGATCCTTTTTCGGCGTCTTTCTTATGTGCTAAAAAGCGTTTTTCTGGCTCGCCTTTAGTTCTTCCGACGTATCTTACCTGTGTTAAGTCTGATTTTAGCACTAACCCATATATAACTGCCATATAAGAATTCTATCACTTATGCTGCTTAAATGACATTTAAGTGCATATGTACTTTATTGAAAAAGTAATACTTTGTCCGTTCTAATGTACAATTTTTACAGAAAGATATAAGAGTTTGAACTGCGTCAACCCTTAATTTTAACGGTTAATGCTTTTGAGGTGGGTTTAAGTGGTCTGGCAGGGCTTAGAGTTTTTAATTACCAGGCGCTTCTTAAGACTCTAATCCATGTATTAGTTGATACGCATATATATAAGTACGAAGCGTCATATCCTGCCTGTCCTGTGATTCCAGGTGATGTCGAGCTGGCAGGGGCGGTAACTATAGATATGGTTCCTGTAGGCCCGACATTACCACCGACTGCTTCTACCCAAACGCCGTCGTAGTAAACGTACACAGCTCCGTCATTCGCATTAAACCACGCAGCTCCACTTACACCTGTCGGTGGCACGGCATCAACTATAGAGAACTGTCCTTCGTCTCCTGTTGCTCCAGTTGCGCCAGTTGATCCTGTGCTACCGACTGCGCCTGTTGAGCCAGTGTTTCCTGTAGCGCCAGTTTCACCTGCACCAGTTACACCAGTGGGTCCAGTCTGTCCAGTTGCTCCCACAGTTCCCGTAGACCCAGTTTGTCCAACTGCTCCCGTTGCTCCTGTGCTTCCTGTATAACCTGTAGATCCAGTCTGTCCATCTGCTCCCGTACTTCCTGTTACACCCATTGGGCCGGTTAAACCTGTACTGCCAGTCATACCTGTTAGACCAGTTGCTCCTGTGTTACCAGTGCTGCCAATTAGACCAGTTGCGCCTATTGCGCCAGTTGAGCCCGTTTGCCCGACAGCGCCAGTATTTCCAACTGCGCCTGTCATACCAGTTAAACCAGTTGCACCTGTTGCTCCTGCAGTTCCTGTCATACCTGTTAAGCCTGTAGCACCAGTATTTCCTTGGGCGCCGGTTGCGCCTGTATTGCCAACTGCGCCAGTTTCACCTTGGGTACCAGTGGCACCTGTTGCACCAGTTAAACCGGTAGCACCCGTGTTGCCAATCGCACCAGTTGCACCCGTCATGCCTGTTGAGCCTGTTGCACCGGTAAGACCAGTCGCGCCTGTAGCGCCCGTGTTTCCGACTGCGCCCGTAACTCCTGTGTTACCGACTGCGCCCGTAACTCCTGTGTTTCCTTGCGCGCCTGTCATACCAGTTGCGCCTGTTAAACCAGTTGCTCCTGTAAGACCTGTATTACCAATCGTGCCAGTGTTACCAACAGCGCCAGTTATACCTTGGGCGCCTGTTGCTCCAGTACTTCCGATAGCACCTGTTACACCTTGAGCTCCTGTGTTGCCAGTTAAACCAGTTAAACCCGTGTTGCCAGTTAGTCCAGCGGCTCCAGTGGATCCTGTTCCTCCAGTAGCTCCGCTATTCCCTTGAGCACCCGTTGACCCGTTAGTACCAGTAGCGCCAGTAGCGCCGATACTGCCAGTGTTGCCCGTATTGCCTTGCGCACCTGTATCTCCTTTTGCTCCCGTTAATCCTGTTAGACCAGTTAAACCTGTGTTGCCTTGCGTTCCTGTCGCGCCTGTGTTTCCAGTTACTCCCATTGCACCGGTAGCTCCGGTAGGCGCTCCTGCCGGCCCTTGAGCGCCTGTTGGTCCAGGCACGGTTGAATCTGCACCGGTAGGGCCGACAGGTCCTTGTGGCCCTTGAAGATTAGATATGACAACCTCTGTAGAGAGAACAGTTGTTTCAACGACGATGTCTGGTTGTGTTAATACGGTTACCGTTACAGGAGACAGCGAGGTCTCAACAGTAACATCACTCTCGGTGACAACCGTTACCGAGGTACTAGTCTCGGTAGTTTCTACTAGTGTGTCTGGCTGTTGAACAACAGTTACAGAGGTAGTGGGATCACCGACCGAGACAATGCTCGTTGGGTCGGTCAATAGGTCACCTCGGATAGAACGGTGAAGGTGCCCTTTAGAAGACGAGTTACGGTGGTGTCAGACGCGACGAGCTCAAGATCATAGACGTACTTGCCTGCTACGACCGCGGCCGTGGCCGAGGCTGAAATCGTCACCGCGATTGTTCCCGCTGCTCCGCCGAGGACGATACCTCCTGAAGGTGAGGTAAGAGAGATCATTTCATTCACCGCAGATGGACGACGGGAAGTATCGCGTACCTTAAGTCGAGCAGTGTATCCTGTTAGGTTAACGGCGTTGCCGCTGATCTTCCACGTGAAGGTTTGGGAAAATGTCGCGCCTTGCTCAACCTTGATGTTATGAATTCCAGCAGACATATTACCCCTACCCTAAAAACTAGTTAGGTACAATCTATCATACTCCAGCTACTTCTTAGTAGGACTTCTTGGCGCCTAAACAAGAAGTAAAATAGTTTAAGATTCAACTACCCAAAAGCTATCACCGCAGGTTATTTGAGATACTATTAGACAATGGATTATCCTGAGGACCCAGAGTATGCTGACGATGATGTTCTACAGCAGTACCTTGATGAAGAGGGTCTAGCCTTAGTACCTATTGAATTCATGCGTGAATTGATGCTTCTTATGGAGGCTCACATAGTTAACCTATGCGGAATAGACAGAGACGAACTCAACGAGATAATGATACGCATGGAGGAGCTTCTAGGAGAAGAGGGTCTTATGGACCTATCCATGGAAGATATCATCGGCTGGGTAAATACGTTAAAAGACGCCTAGCCGTCCTGTTATAATTTAACTATCGCCACTGGCCTGGAGTCGCTACTAGTAGCTTGTCACGACGAAAGTGAAGTCTAGCTAATCCCGCTACTGCGAATCGTCCTGGACATGACGTACAACTGTCATCCACTCCAACTTCAGAGTTGAGTGTCTAGCACTGGCTGGGTAGACATTGAGTGGGTAGTTGATTAGCGGGCTACCTTTAGGGTAGTATACAAAGCGCTGCCAGTGCTAGACTCGATTCTTTTT